GCCGCGCGGGATGCGTCAGTCGTGGGGCGAATATCAGGTGGTCGAGGGCCGGAAGATCGTCGGTCGCTTCGATCTGCTGAGCCAAGCGCGGAAGGAGTATCCCGACGCGGTGGTCGAAGCGAGCGCGGCGGGAGGAACGTGATGGCGATCCAAGCAACGCCGAACCCGGCTGTATTCGACGAAGAAGCGATCCGCGAGGTCAAGACGCGACCTTACGTCGTCCGCTGGCCTTTCCCCGCGAGCGACGAAACCTTCGAGTTCTGGTCAAGCCTGAGCACGCCGCTGGAATTCAACTTTTCGGGCAGCACTCAGGCTTCGGACGATGAGGTGCTGCGCCTTTGGAGCGCATCGATCGAGCGTCAAATCGACGCCTAGCGCGACGGTCGGACATACCGGACAACCCGAAATGTCCCCGGCTTGTCCCGCGTTTGCACCTGCAACGCCCCTCTCAGAATTAAGCCCAACGTAACGCGCGCCTCGATTTCGTCACAAAATCTGCGCGGGGACAAAAAATATTTTTCGTGTCCCGCAGGTTGTCCGGTCTTTTGAAAATACTGAGTCCTATCAATGTGGCAATGGGTGCACGGTGGGTACGCGCTAGGGACAAACACCGGACATTCACCGGACAAATGCACCTTTTCCCCAGTTTAGGCGTTTGACAGACCCCCAAAATGGCGTGCTACACGCGCGGGCGTGATGGGAGAACTACGTCTTAAGGTCAGTGCGAGCAGAGCGAGCATCTGACCGTCTCTCCTGAGATGTAGACCTGTTGTCCCTCCTTCTTGGGCCAGACATTCCTCAAACCGGCTGTCGAAAGACGGCCGGTTCTTTTTTGGGCAAGCGGCAATGGAAATCCGGATCAGTCTTCAGGACGACGTTCTGAAACGGTTCGGCAACCAGCTTCTCGCCATGGGGAACGGGAACGCCCGGATCGTCATGTCCCGGGCGCTCAATCACGAAGGGGACAAGGGAAGGACGCAGGTGAAGCGCGCGCTCGCCGCGCAGACCGGGATCAAGTACGGCCAGATCGACAAGGCCATGCGAACGATCCACTCATCACCGGCGACGCTGACCTACAAGCTGATCGCTCGCGGTGACGAAACCAACCTCGGTCTCTTCGGTGCGAGACAGGGCAAGCGTGGTGTCAGTGCAGCACCATGGGGACAACGACGCACGTTCGGATCGACGTTCATCGTTGCGAAGTACGGCGGCAAGGTCTTCAAGCGGACCGGTGCGAAGAGGTTTCCGATCAAACCTCTCTACGGTCCAAATATCGCACGCGAGTTGGTGAAAGGCAGCACAGCCGACGCCTTCCGTGCAGGCGCATCGAACATCGCAGCGCGCGTCTCTCACGAGATCGCACGCATGATGCCGGGAGGATAGGCTTCAGATCGTCAGAGATCGCGCGCTATGCGCGCTCACGACGAACGCATCGGGGTAGCGGTCACTCCAAGCCATCGCATCAACGACGAACAGCGCGCGATGACACGGCAGAAAAAAGGGACCTTACGAAGAGGGTTTTTCGGTGCGGGGGCGCTGCCGCCCGAAATTTCAGGATATTTGGGGTTTTCGAAAAAGGGGTTTGGTTTTGCCGGCGACAGCGACGAAATCGGCCGCGGCGGGAACCGCGAGGTCACCGTTGGACAGCCTGCGGATCGGTCTAGCGGACGCAGCCAAACTGATCGGGAAGAGCGAAACCCACGTGCTGGCGTTGGTGAAGTCCGGCCACATTCCGCGTGCGGCGAAGGGGCAGTACCTCGCGACCGCGGTTGCGCAGGGCGCGCTAAAGTTTCGCGAGGACGAGGATCGTCGATCCTCCAAGACTGCTGAGCAGACCCGCATTCAGGCGGGTCGCGCCCGCGAGATCGAGCTACGGAATGCGCGTGAAGAGGGGAAGCTGTTCGACGCCGATGACGTCGAAACCGTCTTCGCTGACATTCTCGGCACGTTTCGATCGGAGTTGTCGGGCGTGCCGGCGGCGTCAACGCGCGATCTCGCTTTGCGCGCGAATATCGAGAAGCACCTGAATGCAGCAGTCGATCGTTGCCGGGACAGCTTCACAAAAGCGAGCGAGACTTTACGCGCTGGCGGCGAAGTCGGCGTGGACGCCGAAGACGCAGACGCCTAGCGAGTGGGGGAAAGCGAACCGCGTCTATAGTCCGCAGTCCGGCGTTCCGGGTCAGCGTGATCCTTGGATGACGCCGTACGCGGTGCCGTTCGCAGAGCAGTTCGGTCGCGATCCGAAGTACCGGCGTGTCGTGCTGGTGACCGCGGCGCAGAGTGGGAAGACAGAAAGCTTCCTAGATATCATTGGCGAGCGGCTGGATAACCGGCCCGCGCCGATCATCTACGTCGGTCCGTCGAAGGAGTTCGCGACGGATCAATTCGAACCGCGGCTGACCGATCTGTTCAAGCAGTCGGCGTCGCTGCGATCGAAGGTGTTGGGAGGCATCGAAAGCAAGCGCCAGAAGAAAACGCTGAAGCGCGTGAATGGCGCGCGAATTCGTCTGGCGCACGCGGGGTCATCGACCGCGCTGAAGTCCGATCCGGCGGCGTTTGCGCTGGTCGATGAATACGACGAAATGCTGCGGAACGTGAACGAGCAGGGCGATCCGCTCGGCTTGATTGAGGCCCGCGGCGATACGTACGCGGACTTCGTTGTCGGTGTCACTTCAACCCCGTCGCTCGGCATGATCGAAACCGAAGTCGATCCTGTCAGCGGATTGGAGTTCTGGTCTGTCGGCGACGACGACGATGTGTCGTCGCCGATCTGGCGCTTGTGGCAGGAAGGTACACGGCATCACTGGTGCTGGCCGTGTCCACACTGCGGCGAGTGGTTCGTTCCGCGGTTCTCGCTGCTGAAGTGGCCGAAGTCGGCGACGCCGGCGCAGGCGCTTCGGGAGGCGTACCTTCAGTGCCCGCGGTCCGACTGCGGTGGTGTGATCGAGGAAGGCCACAAGCTGGCGATGAACTTGCGCGGCAGGTTCGTCGCGCCGGGACAGGCCATCTCGGCTGATGGTGTCGTCACCGGCGAGCCGCCGGACACGACAACCCTGTCGTTCTGGGTTTCGGGATTGTGTTCGCCGTTCGTGACGATCGGGCAGCGCGCGGAAACGTACCTGACCGCGCTTCGCAGCAACGAAAGCGCGAAGGTGCAGGCCGCGACGAACGCGGCCTTCGGCGAAGTCTACGTTGATGGCAGCGGCGACGTTCCGGATTGGGAGGCGATCAAGAACCGGGCGCTGCCGTATCTGGCAGGTTCGGTGCCGGCGGCGGTCCACTACGTGACGTTCGGCGGCGACGTGCAGAAGAACAGGATCGTGTTCGTTCTGCGCGGCTGGGGCGCGCGAGCGACGTCGTGGTTGATCGAGCACGGCGAGTTGTTCGGCGATACGGCGCTGCCGGATGTGTGGGAGGATTTGGCGCAGAAGTTGACGACGCCGCTTAGCGATGGGTCGCTGATTAAGCTGGCCTTCATCGACAGCGGTTTCCGGCCGGGCAAGAAGTTCGATGTTCCGGTCCACCGCGTTTACGAGTTCTGCCAGCGGTTTCAGCATTTCGTGTTTCCGACGAAAGGTTCGTCGCACGTGATGCTGCGGCCGCTGGTGAAATCTTCGATCGAAGTCACTCGGCAGGGATCGAAGAAAAAACACGGCCTCGAATTGATCCGGCTCGATCCGGGTCATTGGAAGTCGTTCGTGCATGAGCGCCTGAAGTATCCGCCCGAAGCTTTGGGCGCGTGGCACCTGCACGCCGGCGTGAGCGAGGACTACTGCAAGCAGCTGGTCGCAGAGGCGCAGATTGTTACGCCAAGCGGCAAGAAGCAGTGGATCGAGCGATCGAGAGAGAACCACTACCTTGACGCCGAAGCGCTCGCTGCGGCGGCAGGGTTCATGTTGAACGTCCACCACCTACGGCCGCCGGCAGGCGCGTCGAAGAAGGAACAGAGCGCGACGCCGGCTGACGATGCTGATGAAGCAACGACGCCGACGCAGGCCACAGCAGTCGCGACCGCGCAGAAGCCCGGACGCTTCTCGAAGTTCGCAGCGCGCCTAAACCAGTAGGACCGGATCAATGCAGGCAAAACCTCGCTTCCGCATCGGCAGCGACGGGACGAACTTGCGTCCCGTCGGGTTGCCGGCGCTCACGGGCAAGGTTTCGTCAGAGTTCATGCGCGGAGGGCAGTCGCCGTTCTTCTTCGGCTGGAACCCGGCGCTGCGCGACACGCGCGAGGATGTTCGGGCCGCGTATACGACGGCGGCCGCTCGCGCGATCGATACGTTGCAGAACTCTGGCTGGCTTGCCGGCGCGGTTCGCCAGTCGGTGGCTTCCACCGTTGGTGTTGCTCTGCGGCTCGCTTCCAAGCCGGACGCGGAACAACTCGGCTGGACGAAAGACGAAGCGAGCGCGTGGGCGCGGATCGTTGAACGTCGCTGGGAGGAATGGGCGTCGAACCCGCTCGAATGCGACGCGGCCGGGAAGCACACGATCGGGCAGCAGACCTGTTCGGTGCTGCGGATGCAGTACGGTTACGGAGAGGCGGTCGCGCTTCTTCCGATGATTGACCGTCCCATGTCGCAGACGCGGACGAAGGTCAAATTGGTGCCGCCCCACAAGCTGACGCAGGACACCGATAACCTGCGCATGTACCAAGGTGTTGTCATGGACGAATGGGGTATGCCGCTCGGCTATCGCATGCGTCTGCGCATCAATCAGCCTTACGAAGAAACGGTAACCGTTGCGGCGCGCGATGGCGCGATGCGGCCGCAGGTCATCCACGTATTCGAAGGTGACCCGGATCAGGTTCGCGGCATCACGCCGCTTGTGCCGATCCTGAAAGTTTTTCGTCAGTACGATCAGCTGCACGATGCAAAGCTGACGCAAGAACTGATCCGCGCAATCTTCGCTGCCACCGTAAAAAGCGATGCTCCGACGTCGGAAGTTCTGAACGCGTTGCAAGACGACGATGAACAGGGCGTCGGCGGCGGCGATATCGATAAATACTTGGGTGCGAAGACTGAGTGGTATCAGTCAACCAAGATCGATCTTGGTCGTGCCGGCCGCATCGCGCATCTCTTCCCGGGCGAGACGCTGGAATTTCACAACAGCACCGCGCCCAGCGAAGCTTACGAAGCGCTGACGAAATTTCTGCTGCGCGAAAGCGCCCGCTGCTTGGGTCTGACCTTCGAGGGAATGACCGGAGACTACAGCAACGCGACGTATTCCAGCGTCCGGATGGCCACCAGCGAGAACTGGCCGGTCGTTCTCACGCGCCGGCAGAACATCCCAGCGCGTTTCTGTCAGATCACGTACGAAGCGTGGCTTGAAGAGGAAGTCGATACAGGACGCATTCCGTTCAAGGGCGGCTTCATCGCGTTCCTCGCACAGCGTCGCGCGGCTTGCCGTGCAGACTGGCGCGGACCGGCGAAGCCGCAGGCCGACGATCTGAAGGCGCAGAAGGCCCACGAAGGCTACAAGCGCATGGGCGTCATGACCGACGAAATGATCTGCGCTGATCTCGGCGTGGATTGGGAAGACGTCTACGAACAGCGCGCGCGAGAGAAGGCGCTTCGCGAGAAGCTCGATCTTCCAGAAGGCGACACGCTGAACACAGCCGCCGACGACGCGCTGACGAACGCGCTGGCTACCCAAGAGGATTGACGGAAATGCCGGCGGTTGATTGGTCGGACCCGTGTGCACGGGCCGAAGCGCTGCGCAAAGCGTACTTCGAACTCATTTCGACCGGCGGTGTCACGCTCATCAAGCAGAAGGCTGGCGGTGGCGAGGAAGAGGCGCGCTACGGCAAAACCGATCGCGAAGCGCTGCGTCGGGAAATGCTGACCGCCGAAGATGAATGCCGGGCAAGCCGCGGCGAACCGAAGGTGCAGCGGCGCTTCGTCATCCGCGGCGGCGCACGGCGCTGATCCTGAAAGGCTCACAAATGTCGAACCTCGTTCACATCGCGGACCGCGTTCTGAACCGGCCGCTGATGATCCTGCCTGAGAAGCTGGCGCTGATCTCGCAAATCCTCGAAGGGCGCATCAGCATTGACGCGTCGGGTCTTGTACCCGACAGCGAGAAAATCGCCGAACTTTCGAAGGCCGCTCCGGACGCATCGCGCTTCGTTGGTCAGTACCAGCTGACCGACCCCAACGATCCTCGCTCGCGCAAGCCTTATCGTCAGACCGACAAAGGGGTTGCCGTCATCACAGTGCTTGGTTCGTTGGTCAACCGCGGCGCAAGGATCGGCGCGTACAGCTGCATGACCTCATACGAGGGCCTGAAGCATCAGATCGCGGCTGCGGCCGCGGATAAGTCGGTGCCCAGCATCATCCTCGATATCGACAGCCCCGGCGGTGAGGCCGTCGGCGCATTCGAAGTCGCCGATGTTGTTCGCGAGGCTTCGAAGTCAAAGGACGTCGTTGCGGTGGTGAACGGTATGGCAGCTTCGGCCGCCTACGCCATTGCAAGCGCGGCGAAGCGCATCGTCACCACGCCATCGAGCATCGCCGGGTCGATCGGTGTCGTCATGCTGCACGCTGACTACAGCCATCGCGTGCACGAAGCGGGCATTGTGCCGACGCTGATCTTTGCCGGCGCGCGCAAGGTCGATGGCAATCCGTACGAAAAGCTGACGGACGAAGTGAAGGCCGAACTGAAGAGCGAGATCGATCGCTTCTACGACCTTTTCGTTCAGAGCGTCGCGACTGGCCGCAAGGCCATGACCGCCGACGCGATCCGCGCCACTGAGGCGCGAACGTATATCGGCGCTGACGCTGTGAAGGTCGGTCTTGCCGATGAAGTTGGAAGCTTCGAAGCGGCGCTTTCGGTGCTTTCCGATCAGGTGTCACTGTTCCGAAAAATGAGAGGTTCGACCATGGACGACAAAGACAACACTGTTACGCGTGCGCAGCACGACGCGGCCGTCGCGGTTGCTCGCGCTGAAGGTGCGGCATCGGCCAAGGCCGATCTGAACGAGGCGGCGAAGGCCGAAGCCAAGAAGGCCGGCGCGACTGCCGAACGCGATCGCATCAAGGCCATCACTTCGCTGGAAGAGGCGAAGGGTCGTGAAGCTGCCGCACTGAAGTTCGCGCTGACGACCGATCTGACGGCTGAGCAGTGCAAGGAAGTTCTGGCCGAACTGCCGAAGGCTGATCCTGCACAAGCGAACCGTTCGGGCAACAACCCGGGCGGCTTGGTCATCAACAACGACAAGCCCGACGCCTCGAAGACCGCGAAGTCGTCGTGGGATGAAGTCACGGCCGAAGTGAATAAGTCGGTCCGCGCCAGCTGACCGCCGCGTAGCTGACGACCTTTTGGTCGTCGTCCCTTAACCCATCGATCAACTGAAGGAGCGACTTCAATGTCGTTGTTGACTGAGAAACTCCACGCCGGCGCGTTCATCGTGCAGGAAATGCCCGGCTACTACTCGCGCGACGAAGTGACCGTCGCTCTGAGCCAAGACCTTGAAGCTGGGCAGGTGCTCGGCAAGTCCGGCGTGCCTGCGGATATCTTGTCCGCCGTTCTCGCTGACGCTTCGAACACGTCCGGTTCCGGCGCGCTCACGCTGGACAACACCAACCCTGTCGGTGCGAATGCAAAGACCGGCGACTACCGCATCGTCTGCATTGAGCCGGCGACCAACGGTGGCATCTTCGAGGTCAGCGACCCGGAGGGTGTGCAGATCGGCAAGGTTGCCGTTGGTGCAACCTTCAACAATCAGATCAAGTTCGTCATCGCAGACGCGACGGACTTCGCTGCCGGGGACGCCTTCACTGTGACCGTCACGCGCGAAAGCGTTAAGGATGAGCAGTTCAAGGCGCTCGATATGGCGGCTACCGACGGCGCGTCCGACGCCGCGGCGATCATCATTTATCCGATCACGACGGACGGAAGCACGACGAAGCGGGCCGCGATCATTGCGCGCTCTGCGGAAGTTCGTGCCTCTGACCTGAAGTGGCCGGCAGGCATCAGCGCGGCGCAGAAGGCCGCGAAGATCGAGGACTTGCGGAAGCTCGGCATCATCCTCCGCTAACGCTTCGCGCTGAAGCGTCCTTTCCACCCAACATCATCAACTGAGAAGGAATACCGCCCATGTTGCTCATGGACGTCTTCAAACAGGACGCCTTCAGCGCAACTTCGCTGACTGCCGTCGTCGATAAGCTGGACTATCTCCCCGACCAGCTTTCGAAGATCGAAGGGCTCTTTGTGCCCGATCCGGTTCGCACCACTTCGATTTTCGTCGAAGAGCGCGAAACTGGCTTCGTCGTTCTCCCGTTCTCGCCGCGTGGCGCTCCTCCGCATCAGACCGGCGGCGATCGGCGCAAGGTCCGTTCGTTCGAGACGCTTCGATTTGGCGATGCGTCCCGTATTACGGCAAGCGAGTTGCTGAATATTCGCGCGTTCGGCAGCGAGATCGATCTGAAGACGCTGCAAGGCGAAGTTGCTCGCCGGCAGCAGAGGATCAAGCAGAACATGCAGTTCACGAAGGAGTACCACAAGTTCAACTGCATCACTCAGGCGAAGGTCATCGATCCGAAGAACAACAGCGTCGTCTACGATTGGGCCGATGAGTTCGGTCAGGCGCTGCCGGATCAGGTCAACTTCGCTCTGACGACCGAAACCACGAAAATCCGCAACAAGTGCACCGCTGTTCGTCGTTCGATGTTGAAGAACCTGAAGGACGTAGGCACGCCGCGGGCGATCGTCGGCATCTGCGGCGATACTTTCTTCGACAACCTCACCAGCCATCCGGAAGTCGAAAAGACGTATCTGAACTGGGCGGCCGCGCAGGACTTGCGCAACGGTCACGGCAAGGAGTGGTCAGCGTTCCGCTACGGCGAAATCGATTTCGTCAACTATCGCGGAACGGACGACGGCACCTTCGGTGTCGCCGCAAACGAGTGCAAGTTCTTCCCCGTCGGTGCGGGCATCTTCCGCTGGGCCATGTCGCCGGGCGAGGCTTTCGAACAGCTGGGCCAGCTTGGTCAGGACGCGGTGTCGAACATCGTCGTGGACAAGGATCGCAACAGCTGGGCGGACGTTGAAGTCTACAGCTATCCGCTGCCGATCTGCACGATGCCTTCTGCGCTTCACCGCGCCGTCGGCAACTGATCTCGCTACGGATCGCGTTCCTCAGAAGCGGCCCGGCAACCCCGGGTCGCTTTTTGGAGCCTGCCTATGCCGCTTCCATTCTCCGATCTTCGCGGACGCCTCTCGGAGGCGGTGGACGGTCAGTACGCAATCTCGTTCCGTTTCATTCCTGAAACGGCGGTCGATAATTGGGGCAAGCCGACTGGCGAAGAGCGCCGCGGCGAAACCATCCTCACGGGCTCGCTGATCGATGGCGATCCGGACATTGAATTCACGGACGGAGATCGTCGCATCAGCGACTTCAACGGGCGCGCCGCCAGATCGGATGTGCACGCGACCTTTGATCGAGCGCAGTTCGGCAACGTTCTCCCGAAGAAAGACGACCGGCTCGAAGCCGTAACGAAGTTCGGCAACAGAATGTTCAAGATCGTTGCGGTTCGGCCGAACGGCAATCGCATCGTCTGCGCGCTGGTGCGAGCATGAGCCTGAACAGCCTGATCTTGCGCAACCTGACGGTGCTCGCGCTGATCGACCAGACGTTGGCAGGAAAGCAGGTGAAATCTTCGCTTCTCGTTCCGATCAATGAAGTCGATCGCGACGAAGATGGAAAGGTCACGCCGGTCGTCGCGGTCTTCACGGATCAGTCGCGCGTCGATAGCGACGATGTTCGTGGTCTAGGAATGATCGAGGCCGACGCGACGGTTACAGTCGCGCTGGAAATCGCATGCTTCGTGTCAGCGCCGGCGGAGAAAGGCGAGGGCATCGAAACCTTCATCCCGCAGACGGACGAAGGCATGGAAATGACGCTGGACCTGATCCGGCGTCAGGCGCTTGCGGTCCTGCAAGGCAGCAATTCGACTTGGGCCGAACTCTGGCGTGCGTTTGCGGTCAAGGTCGTGAAGATGAGCGACGTCCGCGGTGCATCTATCGACAACGGCGTGCGCTTCGCAGCACGTCGCTTCGAGATGGAGCTAAAGCCCATCTCTGATCCGACGCCGAATTCCGATCTCCCGGAGTTGTGGGAGAAGGTCTTCACGGCCTTTGAAGCTGACGACCGGGTGGCGGCGATGGTGCCGTTGCTCCGCGCCGCTGCCGCGGGCGAGGTCTTGCCAGAGTGGCGGCAGGTTCAGCAGCAACTTGGCCTGACGCTGGCCGGCGTGCGCGCGATGGGCATCGCGCCGCTGGAAGGATCGACGACAAACGAGACGGTCACGTCAGCGACGCAGCTGATCGGCGAAAACGCGGATCAAGCGATCGATATTACCGTTTCCGCCGGCGGCGCGACGATCTCCATCGACGGCGGCGATCCGATGGAACTGGCGGAGGCGGCGACCGGTGGCTGATGTTGCCGACATTCTCGATCGGATGGTCGATGAAATGGCGCAACTGCTGATGCGCATCGGTGAACTAGAACGGAAGCTGGACAACAGCGTTCGGCACGGGAAGGTGACCGACGTCGATACGAAGAAGCAGCTTGCGCGTATCGAGATCGGCGAGAAGGACGGGAAGCCGCTGAAGAGCGCGTGGCTGCCGTATGCGCAGCTGGCAGGCGAGTTCAAAGCGCATCGCCCGCCGACAAAGGGTCAGCAGCTAACGATGTTTGCTCCGAACGGAGAAGTCCGGCAGGCGGTGCTGTTGCCATTCACGTGGTCAGAGCAGAACCCGTCGCCGTCCGACAAGGAAGATGAGCACGTGACGACCTTCGGTCAGATGAAGATCGTCGAGAAGAAGGACAGCGTGACGCTCTCAGTCGGTCAGGCGTCGATCGAGATCAAGAACGGTGCGATCAACATCAAGGCCACAAAGGTCTTCACGGTTGGCAAGACCTATCTTGGCGTCGATAGCGCCAACGAAGAAGTATCGACGAAGTTGGAAATTCTTACGGAAATTCCGACAAAGCAAACCTACGCGAAGCAGTAACGCATGCCGCAGATTTCACCATTCCCCGGAACCGGTATCGACCGGAACACGGGAAAGCTGCTTTCGGGTTGGCCGCACGTGACGCAGAGCATCGGCGTTCTGTTCACGACGTACTTCGGTCAGCGTGTGATGCGGCGTTGGTTCGGATCGTTCGTTCCGCAGCTGCTAGGTGAACCGATGACACCTTCGACGGTGCTGCGGTTCTGGACCGCGATCTGCGTCGCGATCGATCTGTGGGAGCCGCGGTTTCGGATCACGCAGATCGTGCCGAAGGGAAGTCCCGAAGAGATGCGCCTTGGCGCGCTCGGCTTCGAGGTTCGCGGCGTCTACATGCCGCGCGGTCACCTTGGCGACAAGACGCCGGCGCAGGGCGATTACACGCTGTCGCTGCTGACCGGCAGCGGAGGGGTTCAACTGGTATGACCGACGCTCGCCGCTTCTTTTCGTCCGATCTCTCGCAGCTTCCGCGCGCGGACCTGATCGAGACGATCGACTACGAAGACATTCTGGCGGATCAGATCGCTTGGGTGACGGCGACGTGGGACGCTTTCAGGGCAGGTCGCCCGGAAATCCCGGCTCTGGACACGCTTGTTCTTGAAACTGAGCCGATCACGATTGTCCTTCAGGCCGTTGCGTACCGGGAAACGCTCCTTCGCGCGTTGGTGAACGACAAGGCCCGCGCGGTGCTTCTGGCCTATTCGACCGGGACGGACCTCGATCATCTTGGCGCGCTGTTCTCCACGAAGCGCCGCGAGATCGCGGAGGGCGTTTTCCAGACCGACGAAGAGTACCGCGAGGAAATCCAGCTTGCTCCGGAAGCATTCTCCGTTGCCGGCCCTGAAGGCGCGTACGTCTACTTTGCTCGCCGTTCGCACCCCTCGATTGTGGACGTTGCGGCGCTGCATCCGCATACGAACCGGATCGATGTGGTTCTGCTTTCGCGATCTGGCGATGGCACCGCGAGCGATGAGGCCATCACGGCCGCTCACATCGCGCTTTCCCCGAAGACTTCGCGGCCGCTGACAGACGATGTTCGGGTGCGCTCGGCTTCCGTCGTCGGAACGACGATCGAAGTCACCTTGCGAGTTCCGCCCGGACCGTCGCCAAGCGCGCTTGAAGCCGCCGCTGTCGCCGCAATCGAAAAGCATGTGGCGCAACGCCGTCGGATTGGCCTCGCGCTTCGTCGCGACGGCATCATTGGCGCTGCGCGGACCGCCGGCGATATCGAGCAAGCAACGGTCAATAGTCCTGCGGAAGACGTCGATCCGGGAGCCTATGGCGTGGTGCATGTCACCGACATTTCGGTCACGGTAGAGGTCATTTCGTGAGCGTGATCGATCAGCCGGCCGCGCATTTGCTGCCGCCCAACGCGACGCCTCTTGAAAGGGTCTTCGCTGCGTCCGGCGGCCGTCGCATCGGCGGCGTCCCTGTCCCGATCGACCTGCTTAAGCGGCCGTTCGAAGTGCCGGCTGCCTTCCTTCCGCATCTCGCGTGGGAAGTCTCGCTGGACGTTTGGGATGAGGACTGGCCGGAATGGCGCAAGCGACGCGCGGTCGCGCGTTCGATTTATCTTCACCGGCTGAAGGGCACGCTGCCCGGCTTTGAAGGTTGGTTGGACCTGATCGGCGCGAAGCTTCAATCGTACGTCATTCCGCCGATCGGTGGTTTCGTTTCTCCGGATCGTACGGAGGAAGAGAAGCGGGCGTTCGTTCAGCAGTTCGCCGAACTGCGAATTTACACGCAGTCGGATTACGGCACGGCGGATGCCGATCTATACGTTGGCGACGGCTTCGTTGACGTGGACTTCGCCACGGTTTCGACGGCGAAGGATCGCTACGGCCGGCGCGCGTACGTCGTCGATCACGGACAGACCCGGCAGGTGCCGACGCTGCCGGTGACGTGGGCTGGCGCGGACGCGATCCTTGAAGACCTGATCGGTGTCGTTATCCCGGGCGAAGACGATGGCGGGTTCTTCCTTGCCGACGCGTTCATCGGTGAAGGCTACGTGACCGAAGCCAAGATCACGTCGAAGCTGCTGTCGATTGCGGCGAACAGAAGCTTCCTCCCGATCTCGCCGCGCCCTGTGCTGCTGGGCGAGAGTGAGCCGTTCACGCTTATCAACGTGATGCCTGAGCGTGTCGCGACGAAGGGGACGATCGGTCCCGACGTCATGCACACTGACGACGGGTATATCGGTGACTTCCTTGGCGACAAGGATGCGCACCTGCGCATCTACGATCGTTTCTACCTCTATGATCCCGATCGCGTGATCGGCGGGCCGGGTTCTGATGGTGGACTGTTCGTCGATCACACGCGGCTAGAAATTCCACCGTTCTACGCCGAACTGCGCGTGGCGTTCCCGGGTAGCGCGCCGGTGCCATCGTTCATGTTGGACGATGCATTCATTGACGAAGGCACGCTTCTTCCCGTCGAAGGGCTGATGGATCGGGTTGCAGCTGTGCTGCGCGCCGCCAAGTCACATCGCGACGACATTTGGTTCACGACGCAGACGTCAAGGCCGATCGGCTTCGACGACGCGCCGCCATTCGACGGGTCGATCCAGTTCGACGGCCTGATCCCGCTTTACGACTGACCACAAACCGAAGGGCTTCCCATGGAAAAGTTAGTTACTCTGGCCTCGCGGCAGAAAGTGACGCTCGCTGACGCCAACAACATCGGCGAGTATGCACGCGAAAGCGTCGATCACGTTGTGAACGACGCCATCGTGCCGACTGCAAAGTACGCGGGCGGGACCGTCTCGATCACGGGCACCACGAAGGTCAAGGCTGCAACTCCGATGCGCCTGTATCGGCAAGGCCGCGTTTACGGGAACGAGATCGAGGGCGGCGTTGAAGTCGATCTGATCGGCCAGCTGCCGACGGCCGGCTTCAAGCGCATCGTTGCGCTGACCATGACCGGAACGGCGCAGGCGGATGGTGTCGAAGAGCGCGATTTCTTGGTCAACGCCGTCACGCGTGAGACGCAGGCCCAGCCGACGGCAACGCGCAACATCCGCATCGCCAGCGTCAATGTCGTCGCCGGCGCGTCCGCGGTGGAGCCTGTTGCACCGGCTATCCCGTCGGAGCATCTGGTTTTCGCGTACGTCAATCTGACGCCTACCGGTGTCGCATCGGTGACGCAGGTCACGGCGAACCGGCTCGCCAGCATCGTCGATATCGACGGGCGGCTTCGCATCGTTGAAGAGTGGAAGGATATCACGCAGCCGATCATCGACGGCATGCGGTCGGATATCGCCAAGCTTCAGCAGGCGGCAACCGGCAACCAGTCGCGCGCGATGCAGGTCTACCTTCTGGAACAGGTGGCGCGCCTCACTGACAAGGTTGGCGTCGATCCGGCCGCTGCGTTCTCCAAGACCGATTGGTTCCTTGACGAAGAAGACAGTCTGCTGACCGATCCGCAGTACGTCTGCAAGGTGCAGGAAGGTCTGCGCTTCGCTGACGCTGGATCGGAAACCAGTTCGCCTGTGCTTTCGAACCCGGCGGACACCCGCTTCGTCGTTTCGACTGACGGTCTTCTGCTGCCGGCGTACAATCAGGTGCCGCTGGTTTCGAACGTCGGAAAGGACAGCGAGGTTGCGCTGTCGAACGCCGGCGCTCAGAACACGACGCTGGTATCGCGCAGCGTGTCGAAAACCCGTGTGCGCTGGGGCAACACCTTCGTCGTGTGTACGAACTCGGCGATGTGGCAGACCGGTCGATACGATCCGGTCACTAACATTTTCACTGCGCTGTCGGGCGAAACGTACACCGTCCACAATCCGGAAGTGGCCTACATCAACCACGTGGCGGTTCGTCTTCAGCAGTTCTGGACCGACACGTACGAAGAAATCTATTGGGACGTCGTGACCACGACGGCCGCCTACGTCGGCAACGTCTGTTCGCAGACGTATCTTGCGCCGCGCGCAGCATGGCTAACGAAAATCCGTCTCGGCTTCAGCCGCCTCGATACCGCCGGCGACGTTCGGATCGCGATCTGCCGCGCAACGGCTTCCGGCTCGCCTGATCCGAAGAACGTTCTCGCCACGGTATCGACGGCGTTTTCGAACCTGAAGCTGTATCCGGCGCTGACGGATATCGCGATCCC